CTGGTGGTTATGGTTTAAATTGTGTTGCAAATTATTATTTACAAAAACGTTTTCCAAATATAGAACTTTATTGTGAACCTATTTCTCATGATGGAGGTACTGCAATAGGAGGTGCTAAATTATCTTGGCATGAACGTACTCAAGATAAAACAATTAGAAAACAAACTTCACTATACTATGGCCCAAAATACAATGAGAATCACGTAAAATCAGTGGTAAAATCATTGGAAAACCAGTATAACACATATGTAGGTACTGCTAAAACTGTTGCTGAATTATTATCAGAAAATAAAATAGTAGCTATATATCAAGGTTCAAGTGAGGCAGGTCCTAGAGCATTAGGTAACAGAAGTATTTTATATAATCCAATTGATCCTAATGGTAAAGATTTCGTAAATGAAGTTAAAGGTCGTGAATGGTTTAGACCATTCGCCGGTACAGTACTAGAAGAAGATGCTGATAAATGGTTTGATTTTGCTGGTATGAAAGGATCACCCTTTATGATGTATGCTGTTGATGTTAAACAAGATAAAATACCTGCTATAACTCATGTAGATGGTACTTGTAGAATTCAAACTGTAAATAAAAAACAAAATAAAAATTATTACGATGTAATAAATGAATTTAAGAATATAACAGGAGTTCCTATTGTATTTAATACTTCATTTAATTTAGCAGGCCAACCATTAGTTGAAACTATTGAAGATGCTATTCAGACACTTGAAGATAGTAAAATGAGTTATTTGTATCTTCCAGAAATAGAAATTATATTAGAGAAAAAATAAGTGCATCATTTTTATGATACATATAGACCTTTAATTGAAGGACTTACTGTTAAAGATAGTAAGATAGAGGGATTGGGTTTATTTACAACAAAAGATTTTCCCGCTGGAACTGATTTTGGTGAAACACATGTATTTGTATTATCAAATAATAGAAGAGAATGGGTTAGAACCCCACTTGGAGGATTTATAAATCATAGTGAAAATCCTAACTGTTATATTAATACAGAATCCGAAGATAGAACTTTATATTCAGTAAGACCACTAAAAAAAGGTGAAGAAATTACTGTGTTTTATAGATTTGAAACGTATGATGGTTTAACAGAATAATTATGAATAGAAGATATAGAGCTTTTTTAAAATATTTAGCTTATAGACGTAAGCTTAGTCCATATGAAAAATTTGCTTCAAGAATAGGTTACATGGGAGCAGGACAATAGAACCTACTTTATATATTATAGGATTTTGTTGTATTATAATCCAAACTTCATCAAGAAAACAATGGAATCTAGTGGCTCTTAACATAAATGGATTACTAGCTTGGTTAAAACATTTGCTAAGTAATTTGGCTCCCTGAGAGAGAGTTCGTATATTTACGACGTAAATAAATTAAATTAAAAGGTTATATGAATTATTCAGATTTAAACAAATTATCAGTTACAGAATTACAAAATTTAAAAAGGCAAATTAACATTGCTATTGAATCTAAGCAAATTAGAGACATTGGACAAATGGGTATTGGTCAATTGGTTAGAGTAAACCATAGAAAGGCAATGCCAGGTGATTATAAGATCCTTAAGATCAATAGAAAAACAGTTCTTCTAGAAGATCCTATAGGTGGGAAAATAAAAGCATCATTAGGTTTAATTTCAGCTATTTAATTATGTCACATTTAGGTCACAACGATTTTTTAGAATATTGGTTTGAACAAGGTCTTTCACAAGGAATGACCGAAGATGAAGCTGCAGATTATGCAGATGAGCAAGCCGAAACTAGATATATTTAATATGAGTAAATTTATCGAAGTTAAAAGTTTAGGAGTAGATGGTTCTAGAAAAAGAAAATTTTTCGGGTTATCCGATTTAGGAAATCCCGTAATAAAAGAAGATAGACGATTTGTCCAAGTCCTAAAAGAACTTACCAATTACGACCCAAATATACATGGGTCGTATCATTGGGAAGAACCACAAGAAGAATGGGTGTCTAATTCTTTACATTGTAGCTAAACATGGATCCTAAATTACTTACTTTTGGTTTTTTATACTTTGCTATAGCAGCAACAGCTATTTGGTTCCAAACACACGCTCAATTTTTTAATGAATGGTCTAAGGATAATGCCTTATTGATGGCCATACCAGGTTTTATAATTTCATATTGGTCAATTAAAGGTACAGAAAATATAGCTGCAGCATATGATGGAGAAGTATGGCCAGCCAGACTAATAGGTTTTGGAATAGGAATAATTTTATTTGCAATTTTAACTTGGTGGGTATTAGGTGAGAAAGTAGAAATGAAATCAGCTGTATGTGTAATGTTAGCTATTAGTATATTATTAATTCAATTATATTGGAAATAAATAAATGGATTTATTAGTTGGACTTGGCGTTTTAGTATTGCTAATATTTTTTACTACAGTATTAGCATTTTTAATCGAATACGTTCCTAAAGAAGTACCTCAATTATTAATAGCAGTGATGATGGTAGGTGATGCTGCTTTATCAGGGGTTTATTATTATATAGGAGCCGAATTTGTAGATGACTTACAGAAATTTAAAAGTGGTATTGGATTATCTTTTATAATAATTACTATGTTTCGAGTTGTTTATTTTATGATTTGGGCTCATAAAAAGAATTTTTTAAAAAAAAGAACATAAATGGAAGACGAAGAAGATAAATGGGGTGATTTATTCGAAGATGGAATAGATGAAAAAATTAAAGAAGAAGATAGAGCAGATAGAGGCACTACAGTCGAAGACTGAAGGAGAAATTGTTTGTCATAGATGTAAAAAACCAGCTGTTGGAAGATATACTCCAAATAAAGATACGTTGGGATTAGCATTTTGTGAGGAACATAGGGCATTAATTGGAGCAGCATTTTACTGTTTAATGACCGATAATTTAAAAGACTTTAACGAGTTAATGGGAACAGATTTATAATAATAATTAATTTAATATGGAAAAAGAAACACAAATAATCGAAATAAAAAAGAACAAAACCAACTATGTACAAATAGAGCTTCGTGAATATGAAGGGCATGAGTACGTAGATGTAAGAGAGTTTTATGATGATAAAGAGGGTAGGAGACTACCAACAAAAAAGGGCATAACATTCTCACCAACGGTTTTAGAGCAAGTAATAGATGGCTTAACAATCCT